TGAACCGCTGTTTGTTGCAAAGGATGTTGCAGAATGGATTGAGCATAGCAATCCTACGGAAATGTTAAAGTCAGTAGATGATGATGAAAAGCTGACCTCAACAATCCTTAGGGCAGGTCAAATAAGAGAAGTAAATCTCTTAACAGAGAACGGACTCTATGAAGTTCTTATGCAATCACGTAAGCCACTGGCAAAAGAGTTCAAGAAAAAAGTAAAAGAAATCTTGAAATCTATTCGTAAGCATGGCTTGTACGCTATTGATGATCTGCTGGATAATCCAGACATGGCAATCGCAGCACTTCAGAAGCTAAAAGAAGAACGACAATTGCGTTTGCAAGCGCAGGAGGAAGTAGCTCAAAGGAATCAAATTATCCAAGAGCTACAACCGAAAGCAACATATTACGACTTAGTCTTGCAAAATAAATCACTTGTACCGATTTCTGTAATCGCTAAAGATTACGGGATGAGCGCTACGAAGCTTAATAAAATCTTGCATGAACTTAAAGTACAATACAAGCAAGGTAGTACTTGGCTTTTGTATCAGAAGTACGCAGGTAAAGGTTATACTCAATCAAAAACTCACACAATTGATGCAGACTATAGCAAGATGCATACTTACTGGACTCAAAAGGGACGATTGTTTCTTTATGACCTGCTTAAAAATAAAAAAGGAATTTGGCCACTAATTGAGCAAAAAGATGTGGCTTAATTCAAAAAAGCACCTAACGAAGTCAGGCGCTTACTAAAATAACCAACTGAATTATAACACGAAAGGAGCAAAAATGGAAGACCTTATTCAAGCGATTGCAAGCCAAATCAAATTTACGGTATTGCAATCAGCAGATATTGAAGAAGCGTTCCCTCTGGAACTCAAGCGAAAAGATGTTGCTAAAATGCTTGGAGTTTCGGTAGATACGTTCGATGACCGTTTTCGCTACCAGAAAGGATTTCCAAATATAAATGACAAGCGTTGGCCACGAGATGCAGTCCGAGAATGGTACAACGCAAACTGGATGAATTTAA